CGAATCCGGTAACCGAAATAATCGAACTAGCGGTGCCAGTCTCGGTATGAATGTTCACGCGCACATAGCGCTTGACATCATCCTTGGAGATAGCAACCGAATCGATATACGCGGCATTGCCGATGTTGTCAAATGCGCCGCCGGTGATGGCTTCGTAGCCACTGCCGCTTGCATCGCTGTGCTCCAGACGAACAGCAAAGCTGGCATCAGCACCAGCAGCCGTCGCCTGCATCACGAACACGACGTCGCCGTCGTAGCCCATCAGGTCCACACCAGTGCCGGCACCGGTGGCCGTCACGGTTGCGGGGGCATAAGCGCTGAAGTGCTGCAGCGCTTCAAAATTGCGTTGATTCAGGGCCATCGATCAGTCCTCCTGGGAAAGTGGTTTGATGGTGCGGCGCACAGCAGGCTTTTTCGCCTCTGGCGTAGGCATGGGGCAAACAGGCTCTGGAGGCGCAGGTGCCTCGCAGCGCACAGCACGACTCAGGCCAACCAAGAGTTGACCTTCACTCTCGGAGAGGTCGAGCACCTCACCGGTTGCCCGGGAGGTGCCGCGAACCATCACGTCAGTGGTCAGCTTGAACCAGCTCATCAGGCGTTGCCGGAGCCGAACACGAAAGCACCGGGGTTACGAACACCGAAGTCCACATCCTGGAAAGCCACGATGCGGGTGGTGCCTTTGGTGCTGTTGCTGTAGGGGTCGACGGTGATGTCAACGCCGGACCAGAAGCCAAAGATGGCCTGGCTGAAGTCGCCGAAGATCACGTTGGAGCCGATCAGTTGGTTCGACACGCGAGCGCCGTAACCGTTGACCTCGTTGTTCTCCCAGATGAAGCGCTCGCTGTTGGTGTTGCGCAGGGTCTGCTTCAGGGCACCGCGAACGTGAGCGTTGCCGACGTAGAACATCGAATCCACGTCCAGGTTCGCCACCGAAACGGTGGTCTCCATGTTGACGTAGTCGGCGAAGGTGCCGAAGTAGTAGGTGGTGCCGTCGATGGACTTGTTGGTATCAGCGTTGCTGGCCAGGGTCTCCGAGCCAACACCGGTGATGTTCTTGATGCCCAGCAGAGCAGAGGAGCCACCCAGGCCGTAGATACCGGAGTAGTCGATCGCCAGGGCGATGGACTCGGCCAGGTCAGCGCGGACCATTGCCTCAACATCCATCGAGGCCTGCTGCATCAGACGACGGGTGATGTCGACGAAGCCGCCCAGGGACTTGGGGGTCATCGAGATCTGACCCAGGGTCATTGCGCTCTCGGTGACAGCGACGTCCTCACCAACCCAGTAGGCGGTGGTGGCACCGGTCTTCTTGGGGATGTCGACGTTGCCGACCAGGCCGGTCAGGGTGGTGACGTTCAGGCCCAGCAGGGCGGAGCGGTTGCGAACCAGGTCGATGAACGAGCCGGTCAGCAGTTGGGTGTCAACAAGGTAGCCGCCAGCGGTAGCGGTGCCGACGTTCTGGCTGCGGGTGCCAGGAGCAGACAGCACGTCCCAGGGCATCACAACACCCTTGGCAGCGCGGCCCAGCTTGCCTTCGGCGGCCTTGGAGCACTCGATCTCGAAAGCAGCGGCCTCGCGGGCAGAGCGATCGGTCGGATCAGCCAGGTGACGGATCACGTTCATCAGGCTGTAGCGCTTGACCTCTTGCTGGGTCAGGCCGATGGCAGCAGCGCCGTCGTCGTGAACGCGGCCCTGGAACTCCTTGCGGCTGCGGCCGAGCTGGGTCAGGACGGCTTCGCGAGCCTGATCGACAGAAGCGTCGTCATTGATCAGCTTGTCGGCCAGGTCGGCGCCGACTTGGTGCTGTTCGCACATGGCGCGAATGGTGGCAACCCGATCGCGCTCAGCAGCCCGAGCGGCGGATTGCACCTCTTTGATGTCGATGGATTGTTCCATTGTTGAGGGCACAGGTTGTTTTTCAGTACCGCGCTCGGCGGACTGCTCGTGGTCAAGCATAACGTCAGCAGCTTCTACAACATCAAGGGCACGTCCAAGGCCAACCGATTGATCAGCCGGAACGCTCACAGATGATACTTCCAGTACATTCCATTTTGTAACTAAGAAATCACCGTTCGAGGATTCGCGAACATCTGCAATTTCATATGCAAAAGAGACATTGCGAACGATTCCTGCTTCGATGTCGCGGCGGCGCTTGTACTCCTCGGTCCCCTTCTCCATGGTGTTGGGGCTCCACTTCACCGTCGCATAAAGCCGGCGATCGCCACCCAGCCAGGCCTTCTCGGCCACGCCAAGCACCACGTCCCGGTTGTGGTTCCACAGCCAAGCGCCCCCATCGTTCATGCGGCCCAGGTCCATCGACTCTTCGTCGTGAACGAGCACCTCTCGTCCCCACCAGCGCTCCACTGGAGCTTCTGAACTGAATGAGAAGGTCAGCCGGTCGTCAGCCTTCTCCTCAACACGCATGCCATGCGCGACCTCGCGCTTGAGGCCTTCCTTGTTGATCCGCTTCAGATCAAGTTTCATGACACGCTCTCCAGTGGCTTCCTCGAATTCGATCGGCTGGTAGTCGTTGTCATCCAACCACTGCCTTGCCTCAGACACGGTAAAGCGAGAGGCATCAAATCGAATTGCCTGCAGCCGCACCGGCTCGTCTTCGTTGATGCCGTAAATCGCATCAACACCTGCGCCAAGGTCGTCATTGACGCGACGAAAGCGCTCGAACATGCCCGGATCCAGCAGTCGAGCCGCGTGCTCGTTCGGATAGGGCCGCCCCTCTTCGCCGTCGATCGGCTGGATTTTGGTGAGCGTGCTGAAGCGATGGCCGACCATCGTCTCAGTGGGTTCACCATTGCGGTAGATCCTGATCAGAGCAGCCGGATCCTCTTCGGTTGCCTCAATGCTGAATTCGCTGTCAGGCACACCCAAAGTACCTTCACGCATGATGTGCTCGATGCGCCCGCGGGCCCTGCCGCCGCTCGAATTCCAACTGACAAAATCTCCTTCTTTCAATTCGTCAGGGGCTGCGCGAAGTTCCATAGAGCGTTCTTGTGCTGCCTTGATGCTATCGGCCTTCGCATCACTCCACCTTTTTCCTGCATCACCACCCCAGGCGGCCCAGGCCACACGCCCTGGCGAGGGATAGCCGTCCTCGTCAGGACTGAAACCCTGGCCCTGCTTGTCCACCTCGTGCCGAGCAAACCATGCCGACATCGTGATCACAATGTCAGCACTGAGCTCGTCACCGCTCAAGATTTGCCGGGCCCGGGTGGCGGCCACATCTGTGCCGCCATCGCGTCCCTCCTCCTTCCACGCCTGATAGCGCTCAGCCTCCTCGCGCATGCCCTCGGTGGGCATCAAGTCGATCTCGATCCCGTTGACCTCAGCCATCTTTCTGTGCGCGAGCAAGGTTGGATAGGTCAGACCGTAGCCGGACCGGCTGGCCGAGATCATCGATCAGGGCGTCATCATTGATCTGCTCTGGCATTGATGCAGGCTCAGGGCTCCCGGGCGTCAGGCCCAGCTCCTCCTTGATCTCATTTTCTTTTGCGATCGTAGTAACGGTTTCCATGAAATCGTTACCCGTGTATTCCATGATTTGCTCTGCATGCGTCTGAAGCTGCAGCGCACGCGCCATCTCAAGCGCCTTCATCTCCTTCGCCGGATCCACCCAGCTCCAGGCCCGGGCCTGCCAATGCGGAGCGTTGTACCGCTCAGGCCTGGCCCACACATCCGAGAACATCGGCATGGGCAGGTCGGTGAGGGCGGCTGCCATCAGCCACTCCTCGAACACACGCTGGTGGAACTGCTGGATCAGCATCGACTGGATCACGCGCCAGTGATCACGGTCCTCGAGGATGCTCAGCCTGCTGCTGCTGTAATTGGATTCACTGAAGTCTTTGCTTAACGTTTCGTAACTACAACCGAATCCAGCAGCGAACCGCCTGGCCAGATTCCTGACCACGTTCTCGTACTGGTTGTCATCCGGCCCGAAGTCAGGCGGGATAGCCGTCTCACCCGGCAGCAGGAAGTTGTAGCTGCCAGGCTCCGTATTCCACAGGCGCTTGTCACCCTCGAGCGCAGGGGAGCCATCACTCTCCCGGCTGCCGAAGTCGTCCGGGTCGGATGTCTGGATCCAACCAAGGCTGTTCGCCTGCACCCGCTTCCGGGTCCAGTGAGCTTCCTCGTACTTGCCCAGGTTCCAGCTCGTGGTGATCACAGGCGCAAACCACGGCACTCCCCTTGTCTGACCAATACGGTCAGGCATGTAAATATGAATGAAGTCCTTGGCATCAATAAAAAGATGCTTCTCGGTCCTGTTCAGGTAGGTCCCGAGCTCTGCATCACCCGGGTGCTTCACCAGCAGGGCATAGCGCGTTGGCCGACCCCATTCGTTCAGCTCGACGCCCATCCGCCAGTAGTGGCCCGGCCGATCGCTGAAGCCGGTGTAATCGTCATCGATCTGATCCGCCTCGACCAGCTCAAGCGCCAACGGCACCCGGCTTTTGCCCATCGGCTGGCGCACCAATCGCACGCCCACCTCTCCCGATTCAGGCAGGGAGCCCACGATCGCCATCTCGATCGCGTGGAAACTCATCCGCCCGGTCACATCGCAGCTATCGGCCCGGCACCATTGTCGCCATCCGGCTGCCATCGCCACATTGCGGCGTTCATCCTTCTCGCGTCCATCGGGCCGCATGATCTGCGGCTGCATTTGGATCCCGCGAGGACCGATCACATTGACCTGTGTCGTCCGCTTGGCCTGCCTGGCATAGGGGTTGTCCCTGACCAGGGCCCTGCTGCGGTTCCGCAGCACCTTGAGGCTGCCGCGCAGCTCGGCGTCGGCGCTGGTGTTGGGCGCGAGGAAATCAGCCGTGAAGCGATTCCACCTGGCCGCGTCGTACATGCGACGACCGCCGAGGCGTTTCAAAATCCAAGTGCGGAGTCCCATTGATCAGTGGAAGCGGATGTAAAGCGACCGACCATCGCCTTTGCCATTGGCCACGTTCTGCGCGAGCTTCTCTCGCGCCACATCAGCCTTCAGTCGATCGCGCCACTGAATCAGTTGAGACAACTCAGCACGCTTGACCAGCCGACCGCCGGTGGCAGTACCAATTCGATATTCTTGCGCACCTTCTGCAAGAGCACGAATTGCTGCTTCGACATTAGCCAGATCGATCTCAGCCTGGCTGCGAAGATCAACAGCGGTCGCAGAACCGGCATAAATAAGAGAAGGCAGAACAGTGAATTCACCCGTTCGCACCGTCGTCGGCGCCCCGCTGGTCACTGCCACCGCCTGGTAGAACCACTGGCCGCTGGTGAACGCAGTGGTGGTAGCTGAACTCAGGGCGAAAGACCAAATCCCGGCACTCAGCGTTCCAGATGCCGTCGCGCCACTTGCTGCGTTCGTTCTAAGGTAATACGAAAGACTATCTGCAGTCGGCGCAAGATCATCCGTCCATTCAACGGCGTCTCCAGCGCGTATTTCGGATGGAAATGCCATTGCCAGGCTGGATTTTGCGTAAGTCTAGCCCTATCAACCTAAAACATTGAACGCCTTTCGGCTCTTGCGGGCTGGTGGCGTGGCAGGTTCTCCTTCTGCTGGCCTCACCGCTCGCTCGAACTGATCCCAGATCGTGCGCCGGTCGTAGAGCTGATAGAGGCGATGCAATGCGGAATACGCATAAACCAATTCGTCCAATGCTTCGTTTCGGGCGCTGCTCTTTTTCATCCACACGCGCTGGGGATAACCGTTTTTGTATCGCAGAACCTGCTTCTCTGCGGTGAGCTCTTCGAAGTACTCCGTTCCAACGGTCGGATAGAAATGCAAATACCCGGCACCTTTTTCATTGTGCTTAAGCCTGCCAAACAGCAGTGACTTCACCGTGTCCGATCCCACCGGGAACACCTGGGCTCCTTTCTTCACCACCTGGCCCTTGCGGTTGAGATCTACCTTGGACGGCTTACCCAACGGTGGCTTGCCCTTGGTGCTCATGCCCTTGATCGCGATCACCCCGTTTGCCATTCGCTCCCGGGCGTAGGCATAGACCTCGGCCGTATGGTGGCCGCCCGAGTCGATCGCGCAGATGCTGATCTTCATGTCAACGCCGTCTTCGGTGAGGAACGGCTTCGACATCACCTCGTCAAGCTGCTGCCAAACCTCGCCTCGAGCAGGGTCGCCATAGAGCTTCGATCGATCGATCAACCAGGCCTCCTCGTCCCGCCCCCAGCCCCAGACGCTCAAGCTCAACCGGTCGTCCTGCACGTCGCAGCCGATCGTCAGGGCCAGCACCTTCGATGGCACCACAAGATGCTCATAGTCCTCCTGAGACGCACGATCCGCCAAGGCTTCTGCGCCGATCTTGCTCGCGTACTCGTCCTCCCAGACCTCACCCAAAACGGTATTTACAAACGTTTTCAATTGCTCTGCGTCATTCTTCGCGTCAAGGAATTCCTCGACCAGATTCGACCACGTTGCGTTAGGGCTGTATGAATACGCTGCCCAAATATGAAAGCTCACATGTTTTCCGTTTCCGGCCGCGGTCGAGCGCCATTCGCCTCGTTCCACCATCCATCGCTTTTTCGAATGCGGGATCATCACGCCACACCCTTCACAGCAATATGCAGCGGTTGATGGGTCACCGTCGGTCCAGCGCATGTTTGTCCATTTCAAATACTGCATGTGCCCACAATCAGGGCACGGCACGAAATACCGTCGCTGGTCGCCCTGCAGGAACATCTTCTCGATCCTGCTGAAATCCTTGATCGTTGGTGTCGACCCCGCGACGATCGTCCTGTTCCAGTAGTACTCCGTCCGTCGGATGCCCAGCTTGATCTGGTCGCCTTCCGCACCTGCTGACTGCGGATAGCCGTCGGTTTCGTCAAACAGCACGATCCGGCGGCTGACACGCCTGAAGCCTCGCGGGCTGTTGGCGCCAACCATGCTCAGCGTCCCGCCCGGGAACTGCTTCTGCAGGATCGTGTTCGCGCCATCCTTCGCCTTCGCTTCACTCACCAGACCACGCAGGCAAGGCGTGTCTCGAAGCATCGGGGCGATTTCTTCCTTCGAATACCCCTGCGCGTCTTCGATCGTTGGCTGCACCAACATGATCGGACAAGGGTCCTGATGGATGTGAAATGCAATCGTATGGTTTAAGATTTTGCTGTAGCCAACACGAGCAGACTTCATTAAGGTTATCTGCTCTATTTTGGGATCGGTGATGGCGTCCATGATGCCCTTCTGGTAGGGCAAGGTCCGCCATCGACCACCCTCGGCGCTGCTCTCCGCGCTCAAATACGCATAACGATCAGCCCATTCGCTCAGCGATAGCTTCTCTGGTGGCTTGAAGGCTCGAAGTGCTGAACTTGCAACCGATTCGATCGTCGCCATCAGTCTTCCTCCTCCGCTTCTCCGGCTAGGTCTTCAAGCGTCTCTCGAACGATGTCATCCAAAACAGTGATCGCGTCGGTATCGAGGTCAGGAATGCGCTGTTTTGCCTTTGTCGGAATGCCTAAGATTTTTGTTCGTGCTAATGTCACAATTTCTACCCATTTTGCCTCAATTTCTTCCGCTTTTACCAATAATCCTTCTTTTTGCTTGCGTTCCAGCTCAAGCAGCTCAGCCTTTAGGTGCTCTGTTCTGGCTCGAGATTCGTCATATTCGGGAATCCCTTCCTCCGTGCGACCCAATCGATCTCTTGAGCCTTGACGCTCTGAAAACGGTCGCAAAACAGGACGCTCAGCACCAGGACCGGGCTGCTTTGGGCCGATCCCCACTCGTTTTTGGGTGTTTCGAGCCCATTCATCCCTCATTGTCTCGGAATTGACAAGCACGCGACCATCCACACCTGTTTTGGTGGTTAGACGGCCTGTCTTGACCGCTGCGTAGACAGCTTCTTTGGTGACACCAAGTGCTCGAGCAGCTTCCGCTCTTGTGATCATTGCCATGTCAATGATTCTATCGTTCTAGGTACCCGAACAGTCAATAGTTCGTGCTACAATGTCCGGCTTTTCTATTTCGCCGGATACGGCTACGCGTATAAACGCATATAGCAAAACAACTTTTGCGGCCCGTGCCTAGCTGAATGTTGCGATTCGAATAACCT